CAAATGAAGTGTGTTCCGGTGCTGGTAAACAGCTTCGTACTCACACAATTTTTAACACGCACTTTTTTCACTCCCTCTTTAAGATAAGAGATACTCCAAGTACGTATTTACCACAACCTACTACTGGAGTAAAAAACAACCTCCAGTAGGTTATTTTTGGTTGGGGTAATTCTGTCCTTTTAGTTTTATTCCATAAGCTCCATAAAGCTGTTGGGTCACAGCATCATCAAATTTCTCTGAGATGACACCATATCCACGAGCAGCATAACGGTAAAGCTCAAGAATAAAATTATACCTGGCATTTTGCACCATGCCAGTACCTTTGGGAACAGAAGCGAGTAGACGAACCATGCGATTAGCATCTGCAATAGAACATTTACTCGGAACAGGGATGCTTAAAAATGCACTGTGATCAATCACTTTAACATATTCAGCATCCTCGTCGGACTTAAAATCCTTCCAATCACCAAAACACTTATAAAGTGCTTGTATCTTATCCACCATCTTACCCTTTTCACCGGTGATCCATTGGGGATCTTCGCTGAAAGTTCGACGTGGCTCATTTAACGGTTGAGCCTCACTCAGATCCTTTTTATCTGATTGACCATGTGGATTGACTACACCTATGGTACCAGAAATGGAAGGATCACCAGTTCCACCACTATTAGCAGCCATTCTGCCCGCTCCTGCCACATAACCAACAACATTTCCAGAAATAGTTCCTTTAGCAGGCACACTACTCCCAGAAAAAGTGGATCCGTTCACGGAAACAACATTTGCATTAAGCGTTGTTCCTGAGGAAGTTGTTGTTTTTAACCCATTTGATGTATCAACTGTTGCTCCTTTTTTCACATAAGTGTCAGAACTACCAAAATTTGTAGCATCAATAACACCCACGCAAGTTGTAATCAACGTTGGAGCAGTATTACTATCACCCATTGACACATTAGGATAACAATTTGGACCAGCAAATTGGCCATTTTGTGAAGTGTTAAGCACACCTAAAGCTGTACCAGAAGTTCCATGAGTTGCACACCCAGGCTGCGCACCAACAGCTACCTGAGTAATACCGTCGGATGTTTTAGTCGCATACTGAGAGGAACGTTGAACAAGAGTCCCGGCATTATTAGGATCAGTGGAGCCAGAAAAAGCTTTCGCCGTAACTCCACCATCACTTGTCCCACAAGCCAAAACTGCTGGTACTCCACCTGTTGTAGCTGGAACAGCTACAGTGTATTGTTTTGAATCAGTTCCTGTTGCTGTGGCTAACATCTGGACGGGAACAGTTCCATCAGGATTAATTTTCAACTGTCCGCCAGGAGAGCCGCTCCCAAACAATTCAACTGCCACTCTACCTTGAGAAGTGGCTACATAATCGCCATCAGGATCACAAAGAATAACTTTTGCTGCACCCGAGGCAGAGTTATTCACTTGAACAGCCATAGAAACTGTATTGGCAGCTGCATTTATGAGTGAAGCCAAATTTCCCCCGCTGTCCACTTTTAGTGGCACACTAACACCAACTCCATTAACTGCATGGCTAAGAGTTGGTATTTGGCCAGCAGACGAAGAAGCAGAAGAAGCAACATCCGTTATTGAAACAGGGACAGTATTATTTACGTTAACGTTTAACGCACTAGATGTAGAAACAGGCACAGTGTTGGAAACGTTAACACTTAAAGGCGTAGACGTACTAACAGGAATTGAAGCAGTCGCTGAAATATTGAGACCTCCACTCGATACTTGGACTGGTACAACATTTCCGGTTTTTGAGTCAGCAGCCATCATTTGTACTAAAGGTATTGCTGATGGATCTCCAAATCTTGCCGCAGATAGAGTCGCATTTTGGATGCTCTTCATATCCAACTCGGCTTGAAAATCTCGCATCTGAAGATAGCGCTGGTATAGCCGTGGATCCAACAAACCCAACTGTCGCAAAAGTTCATTACGATCATTGAATTTCTTTTCGTCCATAAACTTGTCTTTATTAGCTTTTCGTAACTCAGCTTGTTTGCGCTTATTCACGCGTCTAACATAAGCTTGAATACAAAAAGGACACTCCGCGCCACAAATTGTCTGCAGGTCTCTATCACTAAGAAAATCCTCCATCAAAGCAACTCCCTCGACAACTCCGCCTTTTCCAATACCCTCATATTCTTTTAATCTATCAAGCACACTTTGGCAATGATTAAACTTTTTCCGAGCTGGTAAGGACATATTTTGCATTCGTCCAAAAACGTCCATTATTGCCATCATATTCAAAAAACCAAAATTCGTACTATTAGTAGCTGATTTACAGTCTCCCATAATAGAAATTCGGTAACTTTGACGTACATCAGACTCCTCAGCCTTCGTTATAGCTGCGTCATTCAAGCAATACTCGGTTTCGGTTCCATCATAGCGGTACTTAATGATCAAATCCTCCTTCTTAACCGCCTCAGTAGCAGCAATAGGCCACTTACGGTTATTCTGAGCATCACAAATTTGAGCAAAATTTATGCCTGAGCCTCTATAAATAGGCTCCATTGGATCATCGCTAATCGCAATTGCTATCTCTCCAGAAGATGCATTGATATTGTTTCCCAATGTACGTTCAAACTTCAAGGAAAAATAACGAAAGGCATACTTAGTAGCTGAACCACAGGCTAATGCAATTTGATCTCCTAAGTAAAAAGGATCAATATACAGTGCTTTTGCAACTCCACCAAACACGTTAGTGCCAGCAGAATCAGACTGTAATGCAATGGGAAAAACTTGATTTACATGGTAACGAATACCTTTCGGTAAACCAATATTTTTAGTGTGAGAAGAAGTTGTAACTTTCGCTTTCTCATTGCCGTGGTTCATATTTTTAAACTCTCCCATTGATAGAATAGATTGCTTACGCAACCCCTTTCTACCAGGAGGCAAAAATCCTTTCTTGGCTATTGCTTTGACAGCAGCTTTCGCCGCCTTCTTAGCAACTTTTTGCTCTTTGAAAGCAACTTTTGCTGGTGTTTTGGACCTCCCTTTTGATCTGGAACGTCCACTTTTCGATTTTGATCGCTTAGGTCGGCTTGAGCTTCGCCCTCGCGCCGGCATTCTGTCTTTAAAAGGCTTTTACCTTCAGGCATTATCCATAAAGAATACAGTTGTGACTTCGTTTTCTTTTGTGCCATCAGTTCTGTCGCACTAACAACACCATCTTCTCCAATTAAGTAATTTTTGAAGGTGTTGAAAAAAGAGTCACAATATGCATCAACCTTAGCAAACAAATCGTCATCAGGCCAACACTCCATACGTATAGATAACAACCGCTGATAAGCTATTCTATAATCAGCGCTTTTATTACCATAGGCGAATGATGACCAAACTTTGTCGGCATTTGGAAAAGGCATATACATTCCCATAAATCGTCGTGTATTTTTGGACAAAAATTCAACCTCAGTAACTTCAGAAGCAGTTTTTATTTTCTTACAAGTTAAACCAAGCTCTCCATAAATTTTGTGTAAAGCTTCGAGACTAAACCACTTGGCGGAATCCAAATTGACCACTCCCAACTGATCGTCACCCATCAACCTAAACCAAAAAGACTCATTTATTTGACTCAACGTCAAAATTTTCGAAGTCTTTTCAAAATAGATTTTGGTTAAAGCATACATTAAGACAAAAGTATGAGCTATGCCATTGTCACCTATAGTGTTAGCGTCACCAGAAGGCATTCCTCCAAACTTCCGAATAACACTACCATCTTCCATTATTATAAAGGCATTAATTGTGGCATCATAGATTGCTGCTAATCGCTGGTAAACCTTAAGTTTAGGATCACGATACTTCGGATCTAACAACAAGTAGCGGATTTTGAAAACTGACCACATAAGCCAAGAAGGCAAAGAACGATCCCAATTAGACATATCACTTTCGATGAAAAGAGGATTTTTACCTCCCACTCTAATCAGTTTAGAAATCATTCGATGCCAACCACCATGGAAAGGCGACATTCCTACTGCAGACCAGATTTTATCATGGTTTTTCACACATGCATCATCTTGATCTTGTGTCCAAATCTTCTTAGCTGCATACAAATGCCAAGATCCAGCAAAGAAGGTACGAGGTGGCTTCCCAAATTTTCGTAATTCCCACTTCATGCTATTTGCAAAAAGTGTAGGATAAGGACAATCTGTTATCAGAGAATTATAATACGTCTCAAAATCTTCCACATCATTAGGATTATTTAAAAACATATCTTCCTTATCCACATACCACAAATTTTCAGGATAGCCTGTACTCGACTGGGGTGAGGCTTTACGCTTCACCTCATCATAACTAATTGGTTTGGAGTCTCTCACTGCCACTGAATAGTGATCAAAAGTGAGCTGTAAAGCTCTACGATAGAAAAACTCATCAACTTTTATCTCCTTATCATTAAAATATTTTCCAACTTCTGTGTAACTATTCTCCAAGGAAATATCAGGAACACGGAAACTGTCATTAAATACAGGAATTTTCCTCTTTAGTGCCCAATCAATAAAGTGCTGATTGACAAATTCAGGCTTCTTAATAGATGTAACACGAGGAAGACTACCATAATAAGGAAGTTTTGGTATTTTTTCAAGTAAGAGAGGAGTGGGCGGTCGCGGCTTCAATGAAATACCAAACATTATAGAAAACCCCGGCCAATTGTGCTTAACCCCCACTCTCTCTAAAAACTTTGCAGGGAGAGCTTCATGACATCCATAGGAATGAATGTATTTGGCATGATAGCTGCATCCCCACCTGCTTGATGCATCCCTACGACTGCATCTCCTTGAAAAATTGGTGTTCCAGAATAACCTTCTACTGTCGACAGATTATGTAAATAATTTTCAATGTCTAAGTTCCCGGCTCCAAATGATTTATGTGTTTTACAAAACACCATAGCTGAGACTCCTGCTTTAAGAGACCCTGCCTTGGCATTCACCAAACCACATCCTTTACAATCTTTTCTCGGGCATTCACGTTTATGCAGCATGTTTGCCGTAACTGTCCAGGAAACTACATCTGGTAAAAGATCAGGTTTAAACAATGCATCAGACAAAGAGATGGAAAATTCAATCCCATCCTGATTAACATACAAAGTTCCAACCTGGGACTTTTGGAACACATGAAAAACAGTCCAAAAGCGTCCATCGCATAAGAACCCATCACACAACTCAGTTGCATTTGGTGATGGAGAAATTCGTAACGACGCCACAGACTTCGCATTTTTCATAGCCACTGCACTTTGGTCAGTTCTCGACTGTTTCCAAGTGCCTGACTTATTTTCATTAACGCGTACTTTCTGAGCCATATGTTTTAGATCAGCAAAATCCTTCGCTTGTGCAGCTATAGCCTCACTCTTTTGATTTAATGAAACTTGCGGCAATGAGCTTTGAATTTGTGCCTTCAATTCAGGATTTACTTGCTTTATACCTTGTACTGGCTCAACATGTTTTACTTTTAAGTTCGGGTGAATGTAACGCAATTGTAAACTTGCGCTCTTTTCTCGAACAAATGTTCCAACGCGCTTAAGCAAACCAACAGATTTTTCACTTATTCGTGTTCTTTTATGTTCCTTATTACAATTCACAGGACAAACACCCAAAAACCAGTAATACTGACAATGAGGATGATCCATGTTCAAAGAGTGCATAAAATAGCATTTATCTCCATAAGAACATTTTTTATTTAAAAGATAAGAAACACATGGACTTTTCTTTTGAATAAAATGTCCATGATCCTGGTGGTTTACCGCATTGGGCGGTTTAGCAGGCACACCACCACTTTCTGGTTTTGGTGAACTTCCCTGCTTCTTCGCTTTTCTCTTTGCAGCCCTCGCTTTGTTCTGGGCTGCGCGTTTCTTCGCTCGCTCATCAGCTGTATCAATTGATTTGTCACGTGCTGGGACATCTTTGGCGTTCCCGACAACAACAGATTTAGCTTTAGACTCTTTCCCGTTGTACAATCTACCACCCGCAAGATTTTTCTCATCTTCTTCGCGCTGTGATGGCACAACTGTTTTGGCTCTAAAAGTCGCTTGAGCTCGCTTTCTTGCACGTCTTCCCATCCCGGAGAGGTTTTGTATATCGCCCTCATCCGGTCCATTTCGATCATCTTGTAACGCATATTGCTGAGCACGCTGATGAGCTCGCTCCATTTGCTGAAGCCTTTTAGCCAACTCTGCATCTTCTTGAGCTCGCTGATCGTGACCATGCTTTGCCCAATAAGCTTTTTTCTCTTCCGGAGTTAGGCTATTATACTCTGCTCTTTCATGAAGCTCAAGCACTCCATGGCGTTTTTCTGCAAGTTTTTCACGGAAAAAACGAGCGCGTCCATCATCATCCATATCAAGAATATAGTATTTATAGGCATCCCAGTTCATTCCTGCTTGATCACAAACCGCATGCCAATGATCATACTCACTCTTATTTATATTATGACGAATTTTCTTGACTCCTCGCCCTCGTTTGTTTTTCCCTTTTCCGCTCTTTTTAGCAGAACGCCCTTCGGGCATTGGCTTCCCTATTGGATATTCTGAAGGATCAATATAAAAGTCTTCTTCTTCATTATCATCATAAAACTCCACGACAACATCAGAAGCCAGAGCAGAAATTATTGCTTGCCTTATTGAACTATCCAATTTTGAGAAAGAGGACACAAAAGATTCAACCTTCACTCGATGAACTTCTGACTTGAAATTTTTCATCTCATCAACAGTTTGCTGAAGACGAGACAAAATTACCATCATGGAATCCATTCGAGTATTAATTAAAGCTATTGTAGAATCTTGTTTCACCTCAACCTTCTTTTCCTCACCTAATTGAGACAAATCTGAAATCTTAGGACTTTGATCCTTTGAATCGATTTTTGAAGGTGGTTGAGGTAAAGGAAGCTCTTTTTTAGCTTCTTTCTGAGGAATTATTTTAACATCATCTTTTTTTTCGGGAGGCAAAGGAAGTAAGGGTTTGGCTAAAACATGATGCTCCCAGAGATAATTTTCTAAGGAAACAATGTTAACAACTTTTGGATCTTTTCCATCCTTTCGAGTCCGCAATATTTGAGCAGTCTCCTTCGAATCCCATAAGTCGGGTCTCTTGACCTCACGTTCTTTCAAAAACTTCATATGGGTTTCTAATGGAATTTCCAAATGCTCATCCGCCAAACTAACATGGAAAGCTCCCAAGAGGACTTCTCCTTTCTTTGGGCTAACCTTCCAGCGATGGATAGCTTGCTTTGCCAACAACTCAACTTTCTTTGATTGATCCTTGTTCTCCCACCATTTTCCTTTCGGAAATTCAATAAGAGCATCAAGATCAATAAAATTAAGCGGAAATTTCTTACAAAGAGTAGTCTTCCCACTACAAGGTAAAGCAAAAACATACTTTCCTTCACCTGCTTCAACAGCAAGAGACTCTGGAAATTCCACTTCCTCAAAAATCTCTCTACCAAGCTCCTCATTGATGAGTCGTGCTTCTGACCTTATAATATTTTTTCGCATAAGAAAATATGAAACAAACATCGTTGCACTCAAAATGCCTAATGCTGTATAACGAGTCCATTTATTTGTCAATGCATAACCAATTTCAGGACCAAGATAATCAAAAACAGCCTTTGCTATAAAGCTTTTACGCTGTAAATCATCCCATCTCTTGTTACACATGACAAAAACGGCTTTGTTTTCGACTGACCTATCATCGTCATTATGAAAACCTTCCGCAACATACTCTTGAATACGATTTGATTTCATTGCTCTTATAACATCAGTAACTGACCAATACTCAATATCAGCTCGATGAATAGCATCAAGATTAACCCCGTTGAGTTGCAGCTCACTTAACAACTTAGTAAAAGTAGCATTACATTCTCTTTGGGAGAAATCAACTTTAACATCTGCGGGTGGCATAAACTGCCATTGATTGTCTTGTTTCACCCACAAATTAGAATATGACGGAGCGCGAATATAATTATTATATAATGATCGCACGAATCTAGAGATATGTTGAAAATTCTCTCCAATACCGACATTTTCAGCAGCCAAACCGACGCTAGTAAATATTGTTATAAGGCTAGTAGCGTCAAACAAATGTTCTGACATACCTTGCATATTTCCCAAATAAGCCAGAGCTGAAACGCCACTAGTTGCTTTTGCTAAACGGACAAAGTCATGAATAGCTTTTCGTCTGACTCCCAAATCTTTTGATTCTAACTGAGACATTTTCTTCTTTACAGTAGAGACAACATAGACTACTCCGGCTGCAGTTAGTGCTAAGACTGTAGCACCCAACACATAATCAGACCATGGTACTCCCCAATCTTCACGTGGGACACATTCACCATGATAGATTCTACCGTTTTGAATAACATACTGCAAAGCTAGTTGGTTACATGACCAACATCGAGGTTGATTATCATGAAACCGCACCGCGATATAAATTGCTTCATCCTTCGCTTCATGGACGGCAAAATAACACCGCGGGTGATAATCTGAATTTCCAAACGCATATGAATAGCCATTAGAAATTAACTGCTCACAACGCAAACATACTTTAGCGGACGAGACGCCCGGCGTAACAATATAGCACATTTGTGGAAAACAAGCATCAACGCCTTGAAGAAAATCTTTCTGTTCATTAATATTCCAAATGGCAACAATACACCTATGACAAATTTGATCATCGCCGTGAGCTCCAATAGAAAATTTAATTCTACCAAAAGCATTTTGACATTTAGAACATTTTCCCTCAGCAAACACATTGGAATTAGAGGGAGGCAAATACAAAAAAGACTCTTCCTGAGCTAATTTTAAACCCTGTTTCCCTTCAAAAGCTGGATTTACAGCTTCTTGAGGGGGGC